GTTTATTAACGACACATTATATAAAATTGTGTTCGATGATAAAAAATATGGATACTTTTAAAATGGAAACCATTGAAAAGGATAAAAAAATAAGTTATACTTACAATTTCATTCCTGGAATTTCAGAAGTAAAAGGTGGTGTAAAAATATTGAATGATATGAATTTTCCGGAAGAAATTTTGAATGATATTTAATTCGTTTAGTAAAAAAATAAATAATAACATCTATATTTAAATGAGTTTCTTTGATTGTGGATTAGTAAATTTTATTAAATTATTGATAATCGTCGGTTTAATTAGCATGCTATATATGATTATGATGCAAAAGATAAAGGAACAGAATCACAAAATCACTTCTTTATTAAGTCTAGTTACTACCATGGCACATGAAATTACGTCATTGAAACAAGAACCATTGCCGATTGAAAAGAATGAAATATCAGATGATTCTGATACAGAGTCAGAAAGTGATAGCGATGACGAATCGATTGATTTGGAAGAAATAGATTTGGTAAAGGGTGACAAAATAACTATGATGGAAACAGATGATGTCCCCGAACTTGAGTTTGAAGTGGAGACTGTTTTGGAAAACATTCTGGAAAACGTTGTGGAGGTGAAAGAAGTTGAATCATATAAAAAGATGACTACAAAACAGCTGCAAGATTTAGTAGTATCAAAGAATTTGAAATCAAAAACAGATGCGGTCAAACTAAAAAAAGCCGAGCTGTTGAATTTATTGATTTAAAATCTTTATTAAATATATGAAAATAAAAGTTTATGATATTGAAAGTATGAAACGTGATTTTAAAACTCGTGATGAATACAATAATTTTGTAAATAAAAATGTTACGTTTAATGTTGAAGGTAAAGAATATGATGGGTCATTTATATTTGCTGACTACACTACAGGAACTTTCTATGTTAAATTAAAGATAAATGGTAAAATTGAATTAGTAGAAGTAAAAGAAGATACTATTTTAACATTTCCAGAATCATCTGAACCTACTCGTGAGGTTGAAGATACTCTTGATGATGATATGGATATGGTGGGTGGAAAAAGAATGCGCAGACGCAAATCCAAACGCAAATCCAACCGCAGACGCAAATCCAAATCCAAACGCAAATCCAACCGCAGACGCTAAAATTAATTCCATAACCCGTGTTCCTTCACATATTTTGACGCTGGCCCCAAACGCAGATTCTTCTCTTTCATCACTCTTTTTACAATTTCATTCCGCTGACGCATCTTTTCTGGTAACCGACGATTAGAGTTAGTCTTTCTTTTATACGAGCGTTTCGGGAACTCGTAAGCAAGAAATCTTTCAACCTCTGCTTTCAACCCGCGATAAGCAGTATCTATTTCTGCATAATATTTATCAACTTCTTTCTCCGGGTTGAAATAAAAATCGATTTGCTCGTATCTTGCTCTTTTGCGTTCCATTTTTTAATAGTACCGTTTTTTATAAACATTTCAATTTTATAAAAAATTGAATGATAACATGATTTAAAAATTGATTTACAAACCTATTGTAAATTAATTCAAGAATGAAAGTTTTCACAATGATGTTCTTTTTATTTTCAAAACGATTGGATAAAAATATAAAACCACTGACAAGTTTAATTATGGATTATGACACTACTATTTCCGAAGTTACTAATGTCGCAAAACTAATCAATATTCAAAAATCAGGCTCGGATGGTCGTATCGATAGTGCCATGAAAGAAGGACCCTTTTTAACAAAACTAAAGGATACTTTGTTAGAAACACACCCTCTATGGGAAATTATCATTTCACCCCCACGCGCATCTTGTGATATTATGATTAATTCAATTCGTATCAATCTAAAAATCACAGAATGTAAATCATGTGATAATGCAATGAATAAACCATCCATGTATTATAGCATCACCGGATGCACAGATTACCCTTATTCATCCACATGGAATGACTTTCTTTCAAAGTTGGAAGAAGCTCGCGTTAAAAATAAAATTAAAAAAGTGCGAGAAAGAGAGACAGAATATCACTATTTGGTAAAAAATAAAGAAAGCGGCGAAGTTTTGTTAAAGCCTGTCTTTGACATACATACATATATTAGCAATCCAAGTAATACACTTCAAATAAATTGGAAAAATGAATTTGTCCATCGAGAATATTGTGTAAGTGACGAAGAATATATTGAAAAAGTACAATCATTATTAAAATGTATTCAAAAATCAGTAAGAGAAATGATTTTACGTACAAACGAGTTTGCTGAGGCTGACATGGATTCGCTTTTCACTAAATAATAACATTGCAAACTTGTTTATGACCTATTTTAAAACGTTCGGCATAAACATAATCGCGTTGAAATTTTTCCGAATTTAAAAACTCAACAACATTGTTGATATCAACCTCTTTTTTTGGAACGAGACATAATAACGTTCCTCCAAAATATTGTACTGTTCCGCGAAAGGCGACCTCTTTGTGTCGTGTTATGTTTCGTATATAAATACATGGTCTTCCCCAAAATTCTCGTATGCTCGTTAAATTGCGCGGTGCTCCCCACTCATACCAATTTTTTTCATTGAAACTCTTTATCCTTCTAGAAAGTAATTCCTGTTTGTGTTTCAGAAGATGTATATCAATTTCGTTATTGTTCGTTGGAAACGTTTCAGGAAAGATGAAACGCTGCGTTTTACCTTTGTCGGTAAGAACATCAATGTTACCAATGGAAGATTGATAAACTTTGTCTTTCCCGGAAACGATTCCCACATAAACGTGAAACAAAGTCTCGATAGAAACCCCACTTATTTCTTCGTTGCTAAACGTAATAATTCCTTTATTTACATTGCAAAACATTTCTTTGTCATTTACCATTGTTTTATTCGTCATCAATCCCAATTGATAACGAAAAACCATTACGTCAATACTTGCGCCTTGAAAGAGATTTTCGTTATGAGGAAAATAAAAATCGGTAAAACTTCCCACACCAGTCATTGTTGTAATCATGGACGAAGCACTTGTCAATTTGATAAAATCAGATGGAACAATAAACAAAAGCTCTCCGTCTTCTTCCAACGAGTGAAAACATTTTTCAATGAACTTCAAATATACATTACCTGTTTTTTGTTTTATAAAAGGAGGATTCCCAATAATTGTATTGTATTTCTGCATTGGTTGTATCATAAAATCACAATACAACAAAAACTGGTGTTTGTTCGTTGTGATTACCTTGCCAATCGTTTCATCAATTTCGTAACATACCATCGGGTAATTTTTATCATATTCTATGAACTTTTTGAGTAAATGACCGGCGCCAAAAGAGGGTTCCATTAAACATTGACCCTTGTTTTGCACTTTTTCAAAAATAAATGATTGCAATTCTTCTGAAACGGTAAAATATTGTCCGAGTGTTTTCTTCATTTTATTTATATATAAAATATCATTAAGTTTCAATTTTTATGAATATTACATACCACGTTCATAAATGGTCGTGCAACATTATGGTCGACGTGACAATGACCATCGTCTAAAAATATCTTATAAACGACATTACAAGGAATAGGATATTCGGCCTTTTGTTCCATTTCACGCAGATAGTCACTTATTTTCACATCGGCGTTCGGTATCCAGACATTCACTCCTTTATAAGAAACATATAGTTTAATATTTTGTGCGCGGAAAATAGTCTGAATAATCTCATAGAGTCTCTTTAAGGTGTCTTCCTTTGTACATGAAACAATCTCAGAATATCCACAGCATTTCATCACCTCAAAAAAATAATTTCGTTCTTTTAATGACCCAAGAAATTTATTGTACAAATCACTATATTTTTGTTCCATTCTTTTGTGTATAGAGAGTTCCTTTAAATTAATTACTTTGTTCAATTATAAAATCGTCGGCGACGAGTTATCTGTTTTTTCTTTATCGTTTTTACTTTTCCTCCTGTTTTTTTAATCATTTTTCTTAAAGAGGGGTCATACATTAATACCTTAGATATATCAAATAATAATCTGGAAAATATTCTATATTTATTACAAGATTCTTCATCGGAATCATGAAACATATTCATTAACTTATATAATTCATTTATATATTCACCAGTTTCCATACTAATATCAGGTAATAACTCACTTGCTTCAATTACAAGGTCCTCAATATTTTTTTGAATTTTCAATATATTATTTTCAATAAATCTATTGTAATCGAGTAAATTTTCTTGTAATCTTTGAATATTCCGCGTTGTTATTTCAATCGCTCTTAATTCTCCCCTTGTAGGTGTTTCTTTTTCAATCAAATCTAGAAGCTTCTGTTGGAAACGACTCAATCGTCTATTCATATCTTCCTGATTGTGATTTTGTATAAATTGTTTTTCTAGTTTATTCGCAACCAATTCCATCGTTTTAATAAACGGCATTTTAGTAATTGTTAAATTGTGTCTTTTTTCTTGTTCATAATTAGTGGAAACATAACCTAGTGAATTATACCATGATTCTCCCTTTGTCAATAATTTTATCTCTGTTAAACCTATAAAAGTGTCACATTTATTTTTTATGTTTGAACCATCCGATAATGTAATTTCGGGTATATCCATTATTTTTGCTAATTCTTCCACTAAGAATAATAACTCCGTGCCTCTGTATCTACATTTTTCCAACTCATTAACATGAATTTCATTTTGCGTTATAGTGATAGTTAAACAATGTTTTTCATCCGTGGATATAATATATTTTCCATTAGATTCAACTACATTAAACTTATCTTCTGTAAAAACACTTCTAACATAGTAATCCATATATTTATATATATAATTTCTATTCAATAAAAATTAATACGAATACAATTACTTAAAAAAAATATGCTTTTATAAGTAATGAAAAAAGTTATCACTAGTTTTGAAACGCGGCAGGATTTTTTAAACTTGCTTCCTTCCAACCCAGGACTTATCATCATTAAATTTGGCGCGCCATGGTGCAAACCGTGCCAAAAAATTGCCCATGTCGTCGACGCATTTTTTGCAACGTCGCCTAATACTGTTATTTGTGGAGATATTAATGTCGATGAAAGCTTTGACCTGTATGCGTTTATGAAAAAGTCAGGTAGAGTCAATGGGATTCCGGCTATTCTCATGTATAAGCAGGGAAATCTAACTCATATTCCTGACGATTCTGTAAGTGGAATTGACCCAAGAGAATTGGATAGTTTTTTTAAAAGATGTGGCAACGTGTTGGCGCAGATTGAATCAACAATTAGTTCCTAAACTATTTCTTTTTGCAGTGATATTATCGGGACAACATCCATAAATAGTTCCTTTACATCCACCTTTTGGTTCATGAACTTTATATAACAAATAAATAATCAAAATTAACATAATAAATATAATAATGTATATTTCTTCCATTATTATATTCTAATATAAAAAATCAAAATAGCTCTTTTACGCAGTGACATTCCTTCTATTAAAAAATCACCCAATTCAAAACCAACTCCATATCTTACCCCCGTTTAAAACTGGTTTTATGTTGATATTATAATAATTTATTTTTTGGAAGGCGTGATTTAGGTATTAATGCAGCATCTGATAATTGTTCTTGGCCTATTTTTGGCACAATAGGCGGAGAAACATAACTTTTTCCACTATAAATCTCCAAAATTGTTTTTACTGTCTCGCTACGTTTTACATCCTCTTTTCCCAATTCAATAAGTGAAATAGCACTGTTTTTGGGATACACTTTAAATTTTTCAATAAAATCCGAGAGACCATTATTTAAACTTCTGTCACTCTGGCATAAATCTCCTGTTACTACCATTTTTGTATTGTCTCCAATTCTCGTAGTAAGCATCATCATCTGATTCGGAGAACTGTTTTGCATTTCATCAGCAATAATAAAAGAATTTTTAAAGGTTCTTCCTCTCATAAACGCAAGCGGTGAAATTTCAATGACCCTATTTTTCATCATTTGCGTTATATCCGCCATGTTGTAATGTTCTAAAAAAATATCAAATATAGGTCTCGTCCATGGGTCCATTTTCTGATTTATATTTCCTGGAAGAAACCCCAGTTGTTCATCTTCTACTGAAACAATGGGGCGCGTAATAACAATTCTATTGATATCTTTGTTTTTTAATTGTTCTATGGCTTCCATACATGCAAACATTGTTTTTCCAGTACCAGCCGGTCCTAAACATACTACAAGGTCATGTGTTTTCATTAAATTAATATACTTTCCCTGGTTTAATGTCTTATGAAGTGTTAATGACGCCCTTTTTGCAGAAACCCCAAACAACATTATTAATAAATACCACATTATATCTAATAACTAATTACATTTAAATTCTGTTATAGAATATATTTCACCATTTTTTTCATATTTTGCAACAACTCTCGGATTTGGTTTATTATTGATGATATCCTCCGTCTTATAAACATTCATTTCTTTATCAATATAATAAATAATGCCACATATTTCTTGAACCCAAACCTCTACCTTTTTCATAACAATATTTTCCACGAAATTTCCGTGGGGAGAACCCTTCGAGTGTGTGCCGCAAAAATCACACCCCTCTTTTTTTCGTCTCGAACATTGTTCTCCATCAGAACGTTTTGATAAACAACGTAAAAATGCAGGCACCGTATTTTGTGAGCGTTTTCGTTTCTGGAAATCAGCCTTTTCAACCTGAAATTCGTCATACGATTTAATAAACTGACACAATGACGACTTGTCTGTTTCGTCGGCACCCATTTCCTCTATTTTTTTTACAAGCGAAGCTTTCATAGAAGAGACATAATCCTCAATCCTTTCTGATAATCGTTTTTCCATTTTTAATTATAATGTAACCTTATAATTAAATCAATTTTTAACTTAAAATTATTTAAACTTAAAGTTTTCGAGGTCTTCCGCGTCTTTTAGCCACCTTTACCAGTTCATTTTCTTGGATTATCTCAACTGTCGCATCGTCTGGGGCTTCAACTGGGTCTTCAACTGGGTCTTCAACTGGGTCTTCAACTGGGTCTTCAACTGGGT